CGTTTAATTTCCGAAGCAATACTGTCAGGAGTTTCAAATTCCATAGCATTGCCTCGGAATAGATTGCATTAGTTAGCAATCTTTAGTTTAGTACGAGTAGACTTGAACAGCTGCTGGACTTTGTCCTGAGCTTGTACACCCATAGTGTTGTATCGTGCTGAGTTCAATGACCATACCTCGTTTAGTTGATCTCTGTCTTTGACATCTTTCAAAGCAATTTGGAATGCTTGCACAGCCTCTTCATCTTTGTCAATGGTTTTCTCGATCATATCACCCATAGGTAGATCTTCACCAGCATAGACGTTGATGCCAAGACCATGATATGCAAGACACTTAGTCAATGCACGTTGGAAAGCATTGTTGATTTCTGTTGCATCAGGAATGCGACCCACCTTGTCCTTGTTGAACTTGCTGGTCTTTTCAGCATTGATTGCTTGCATACGATTGTCCATTACTGGATAGATCTCTTCAATGTTGATTGTTTCGATCTTGACAGAAACTTTGACAAAAGTATTGCCCTTGTAGTCACGCATGAATGGTAGAACATTGTGTTGATTGTCAACAAATGTGTGCTTCATGAATGATGCAGTAGGAAACGCTTGTTTTACTGCTGACCAAGCATGAGTCCATGATACATAGTCGAGTCCATTCTTCTTCTCCATGTACCCTGACACGTCGATTTTTGATAGAACTTCCCATACCGATTTAGCTGAGGTTTTAGTTGCCATCTTTACTTCCCTTCTTTGGTTGATGTTTAAGTGTTACAGTATTGGATTTGCTCCTAGTAACGATAATCTTATCGCCTTCTAGGTTGCCTGACAGATCCAACACCATTTTACGACAATTGTCAGGCAAATAGTGTTTGATAGATATCTTTGCAGTTTCTGCAATCTTGTTGGCTTTGTTAGCTTCAATGATATCTTGTGCATGAAGATTCATCTCTGATTGCATTTTGAGATCCCAGCATTCCAGATCACTCATGTTGATACTGATTTGATCTGTCCAATCAACTGGAGGCAGAACCTTGAACTCATCAGGCATCTCATTGTTTTGATACCAATTCCAAAACAACTCACATTGTTCCAGATATTCTTTGAGCCAAGCATCATCTCTGTTGACTTTTCTGTATTCGAATCTGCAATGAACACCAAAGAATACTGCAAGATAACAATGATCTGTTGCCCTAGTATGCATATGATGTTGACATTGTGCTTCATACATATCACAAAGATCGTCCATAGGTATGAATCCCCAATGTGTTTTAGCTTCGATTGGATTGCCATCAGAGGCAATTGCATCATAAGTTGAATGTATTGGAACACCATTGTGGTCAACAGTACGTCCTTGACCAGCTGATCCAATCTTCATCTTAGTAGTGTTGGCAAAAGCATCAAGAACAAAAGATTCGAGATGATTACCAGCATCAAACATGAATTGTAGTTGCTTGGTAATAAATGGTTCAGACTCCCCTTTTTTCTCTGATATAAGTTTTGCCCATGCTGTGAAATCTCCACTAGCAATGATCTTAGCTTCTGATGAGCCAATAAAATTTTTTCTCTCATTAAGCTGCTGTTTCGTTAGTGCCATGACTACGCCCCTCCTGATATTGTTGTTTCAATTCAATTGATAACCAGTCCGTCTGTGCATGAGGACTGTTTCTACCTTGCCAAGAAAGTTTACATACTTCCATGAAAAGATCCATATTAAATCTACTGTTTCTTGATTTGGCTTTTACAACCTTTGCAAACTCTTCCATGTCTTGTGGATAGATCATAGGCGCAATTTCTTTTGCAAACCATTGTAAATCTTTACGACTGAACATTTGTGCCATTTTTACCTCCTTATTTTTTAATTGAACATATTGGCTTTCTTGTGTAATACTTCCGTACATGGTAACTAAAGAAGAACAATGGATAACTGATCTTGTTGCACAGTTTACCCATCGTAGATATGAACTTAACATTTCACAAAACGAATTAGACCATAAGATTGGTTGTGCTACAGGACTTGTCGCTAAGTGGGAAACTGGGAACAGAAAGCCAACAGCGTTTAATTTATATTGTTGGGCTGAAGCCCTTAAATGTAAAATAAATGTGGAGGCGATCAATGATAATATGTGGAATTGACCCAGGACTTAGTGGGGGCATAGCATTCTACAGAAATGTAAGCTATGACCTTTATGCTGAGAAAGTACCAACATACAAGTTAGAAACTAAAACAAAGACTAAGAGATTCTTAGATCTATGGCAGCTTCTTACGATACTCAATGACCATGACCCAGACCATGTATTCATTGAAAAGCAACAACCAATGCCAAACCAAGGACTAGTAAGCACATTTGCTACTGGCATGGGGTATGGTGCATACCTAGGACTGCTTGTTGCTACAGGATATAATTATACAGAAGTACCAGCAAGGGTATGGAAAAAAGACCTGAACTGTCCTTCTGATAAAGATCAATCAAGAGATCTTGCATCAAAGTTAATGCCCCAAGGCAAACATCTATGGCAACTTAAAAGCCAAGATGGAATAGCTGAAGCTAGTCTGATTGCCTATTGGGGTTTGAGAAAATCAATTGAAAGATGTAGAGATGTTACTTAACTTCTTCTAAGAACTTGATAGGATCAAATTCTGCACCCTCACTAAATGCTGATAGTAGTCTATGCATTACCATCTTCTTGTTGTCAGTAGGTAATACATCTACATCTAGCTTCTTAGCAAGTAGACGAAGCTGAGTTATTTTGTATTTGTTGAGCCACTCTTCTGTCGGACTGAACCAGTTTGGAGAAACTGGGATTTTGAAGATTTCTTTGTGTGCTTTGAACGCAAAAGTACGATGCATACAGCCCACAACTGCTTTATACAATATAGCAGATAGCTCACTTTGTTCTTTACGGAGAAAATACTGGAGAGTATTGCATTTCCACTCTTTAGTATAAGCAATAGCTTCTTTGTAAATATTATCAAAGTACTCATTGGTTTCTCCCCATGGCTTGAATGTGATATCTGTATAGTGATCTATATGTACTGCTTCATCATTTTCATCAGTTGTCCACTGTGGCAACATAGCATTACATAGTATAGCAGATGTAAGATGCAAACCATTTGATTGTACATAATCTTGAACTTTAGGCTGTTGATCCCACATCATACCTCTTAGATAGTCATAAAACATATCATTAGACATATCTATCTGTGGATTTGACATATCAGCTAGACCCAGTTCTGGTATCTCACCTTTGTCAATAGCATCTAGTTCCTTTTGTGACAGTTCTGTCTTATCTCTGTATTTGTATACATAGAATATACCTTTGATAGGTATTGCAGTAATAACTACATCAAGACTTTTTCTATCAATCTCTTGGCTTTTGATCTCATGCTCATAGACTTGGTCTTTGTTCTTGAGTAAGCCTTTGACTTCTTGTGGATAAGTATCAATCACTACACATTCTTTGTATAGTCTTTTGTAATACTTTTGTTTTTCTTCAATAAACTGTACTGCAAGAGGCATATACTGTTTCATGTCAGCTACATACTGAGCATCAGAAAATAAATCACCATCGAAATCAATAGACTTGAATAGCTTGTGTTTCTCAGGAATAATTACTTCTGATCTCAGGAGTCTAACCTGACCAATCATTCTTTGTAGATCATCATAGTCAAAGTAACCATGACATTCATCATACAATTTATCCTGGGTATCTTGATTAACGTTGGTAAATAGTTGAGCAATGCCGATACCAAACTCATTGTTACGGAATGCAGCTTTTACCTTCTTAGATAATTCAGCAAGAGCAACACGTTGCTTGACCCATTTTGTGGTCTGACCCCAGTTGATTGCTAGTTCATCATAAGAATATTCTCCATCTGACATCACTTTGTTGATAGCTTCTGACTCATCAAGAGGGTGCATACCTTCACGAAGCATATTAGCCATTACGCCAATTTCTGTTTCGTTTTCTTCAATGACTTTACATGGAATCATTTCTGTCGAATTTTTGCCATGTATCTTAGTAAGAGCTTGGAATCTTCTATTGCCATCAATGACTATATATCCAGAACCATTCTTCTTTACTACGAGGTTGTGTAGTAAATCTCTAGATTTGATTGAGGCGATAAGAGAATCAAGACCATTACCTTTTACTTTTCTTACGTTGTTAGGATTTGGTTTTAGTTGATTTAATGCAATTTGCATATTACACTCCTTTAGTCTAGTATGTTTTGGGGGATCTTTTTTAGTAGCATTTCCTTGATCCCCCATTAAATTTAAGCCTTTGCTTTGGCTTGGTTAATCAACCCATGAATCAAACTTTGAAAGTCTTTCTGAACTGAGGTCATATGCCTGATCTCATTACTATCCATAGAAACTTTGATTGGAGTCATAGTTTCATAGGTCTGAAAATCATTGATTTTATTATCCTCACAAAAAGTTTTGATCCTTTTGATTTGATCCTGAGAAAGTTTCTTAGCATCTTCATCATTGATATAGATATACTCTTTTTCTTTCTTATGGATTGAAAATTCATCATCATAAAAATGACTGATAAAGTCAACTACCTTAGAGGCTTGACCTCTGATAACATAAGTATCGTCATTTATTTTTAGATTAAGTGTCAACATCATTTATCCTCCATGATTTTGTCTGTGATGTATTTTGATGTGAATGCAACAGCTAGCCACAATGGAGCAGCTACAACTGATACAACAAGTGTTGGATTGATACCCATTGCCAATAAAGCAATTAGAACAAATACTGTTGAACAAATATGAACAGTACAAAACCAACCGATCCAATTGGCTTTTTGTGACAAGGGTTTGATTGTTTTGATTTTTTCCCACATTAGGCTACGATCCTTCCATTTAATTGAGCTTTGTTAGTGTAATCTTGTAATGTACCTTTGGCTTTCCAATGCTTATCTCTTTCTACTGAAACCATACCATTCATAAATTTAGTATTTTGTAATTCATGTAGATGAACATAACCAAGTTCTGGAAACCCATGACCTAAATCACACAGACCGAACATCATTTCTTCTTCGTCCATCTCTGTGATAAGCCAAGTAGCTGCACCAATAGGAAAGAAAAACTTAACTACAGGAGCAAAGTCAATCACTCCTTTTTCTGCCTTTTGTGCTTTTTTGTTTGCATGGTGGTTTGCGATGAGTTGTTTTCTTAATGATGTTGTTAGTAATTGCATTTTGCAACTCCCTTAGTTTCTGATTAGTTTCAATAAGTAATGTATCACGTTCATATAGCTTCCATTGTAAATGGCCTATATGATTGTTTGCATCAACAAGATCAGCTGTACGTTTGGTTAGTTTTGCAACTACCTCTTCGTAGGCTTCTTCTTCTTGAAGCTGTTCTTGCCAGTCTTTAGACATCTGCCCTCCTTTTCAAAATTAATTAAGTATTCCAAATATGTTTTGGCTTTTTCTAGATCTTCGATACCATTCTTTTGTTTGTATCGTAGAATATATTTTATGATGTTGCCTTGTAAATAGTTGAGGCGATTTTGGGTTATAAACTCTACTGGTTCTATTTCAAATTGTTCGTAATGTTGAGGCGATATCATTCTGATCTCCAATAGTATACAGTAGAAAAGGGCTGATCCAATATACAAGGAAGCCCTCTTCTATTCCGTATTGTTAGGTTTCAGTAGTTGTCCTAGAACGGAATCTCATCGTCTACTGTTTCATCAACCTTTGGGGATTTAGTATCACCCTTGGTTGAAGTAGAGTCAACTGGTTTTGAGTTGATAAGTCTGAAAGTTGATGACACACCAGCAAGTTTGATCTTGAAGGCAGTTCTTTTCTGACCATCTTGCTCATAGGATTCTACCATAGGAAAACCCTGGACAAAGACAGTTGTGCCAGCTGCGACATACTTCTCAATGACGTTAGTCACAAGACCTTTGCCATTTGATCCGTCCCATGCTTCACATCTGAACCAATGAGTATTTTCTCTTTTCTCACCAGCTTTTGTTGTGTAGCTTTCGTTGACAGCAATAGAGAAGTTAGCAACCTTAGTGCCATTTACTTCTTTGATCTCTGGTGCTTGACCAACGTTACCTGATACTGTGATTTGTGCAATATTCATCTGATTTCTCCTTTACGTTAGATGATTAATGATAATGCCAATAGCCCTTGGCTTACAGCAAAAAAGCATTACCAAAGGCTACTGGACTTGACTAGTATAGTGGATTAGGGACATCACCACCCGTTGCAGACACCATCTTGCTAGCTAGACTCTGCATCATTATCAAGATTATTTGGGGGGAACATTCACCCATCTAACCTTGAATCCTTTCCTGATTGGCTTTTCATACCCTATTGTCTTCTTGAGTATAAACAGCACGATTGAGATGATTGCACCACCAAGGATAGCAGCCATCATACCAGCAAATGTGCCAGCAAACATTACTATCAAGGCGATTGATGCACCAATATCTACTGCAATATCAAAACACAAAACCTTTTTGATATCGAGTTTGGCTAACATAAATAATATTGCTACAGCTGATGCGACACCAGCAATTAGGTAGAATAACATTTTAACCTCCTTGTTTTCTAATTAACTTCTTGGCTTTCTGACGATCCTTTGCCTTAGCCACTTTCTTTAGTGATTTTTCCCAAGATCTTGATGTACTATGAATCTTACCTCTACCTTTTATACCTTTACTCATAACGTTTCCTTTCTGAGGCGATAGACCCCTGGCAGAGGTTAGCCTCGGTGTTTCAATCTGATAGGCTTGAGGGAGATCAAAGAGGGAAAGTCTTTGTCGATTTGAAGGGGTCGATCCCCTGAAAATCGATTTACGGAAAGCCAATACAAAAAAAATGGAGAGAGCCTAAGCCCTCCCCTCAATATATGCTTTCTTCCTTAGATATATTCTCTTGAAGAGTGGAATAAGATCATACTTGATGATATGTAATACACCACCTACACCTGACAAAACTGTCACAAATAATAGCATGAAAAATGCAATAGGAAAGAAAGCTAAGATAGATAAATTGATAAAAAATAGTTTCATAATATGCTCCAATTAATAGTTGGGTGTAAGGGAGGTATCTACCAATTACAGGATTGACCTCACACCCAGGGGATTAGTTACTCAAGATCTTCAGGCATTTCAATGATGCCCTCTTGATTAGAGATATCAAGCATCAGTTCCTCATGAGGTTCGCTGATAGGATAGATTCTCTTGGCTTCTTTTTGATATTGCAACTCATCATATACGTCACGATTGTTGACTAGAGTATCTAGTGTCATCTTCTCGTTACGTTTCTTCATACGATGCACCTTGGCAAACTCATGAAGCTGAGTGTACTTGCCATTGTCAATACCAGTCTGACCTTGAATCATAGGTCTGAAGTGTGTAAGCAATAGCTTGAATGCATGATTGAGTGATGCATACTGTTGACGCATCTGGTCAATCTTCTTGTCGTGATCTTCCAAGATGTTGCCAGTGATCTCAATGCCAACGTCCTGACGAACCTTGACTCTGCGTTCTCTGAGCAGCTTCTCTGCACGTTCCATAACATTGTCCCTCATCTTCTCAAACATACGAGGTAACTGATCCTGAAGTTTGGCTTTGATGATAACCTCATTACCATCTTCAAACATTTCAGCAAATGACAATGCACGTCTGATGAACTCACCCTCCCAATCTGCTGTGTAAGTAGACTTGGGTTTGAACTCTCTAGCAATAGCATCAAGCTGTTCAGTAGTCATGTTATCCAACTGCTTACCAGCTTCGATCTCTGATTGTGTCTTGTTTTCTTCTTCAATTTGATATGTCATGATATGTTCCTTTCTCTGACATTGAAGGGGATATATAATTATACCCCCTATGATTTGGCTTTCTTAATTGTTCATGTCATGCTTGATTGTATTCAATTCATGTACACGATCCCAATCACCAGCCTCGATAGCAACCTGTATGTCCCAGTCTAGCTGACTAGATGGTAGCTTCTGCTCCCTGAATGGCATACGTTCATCTATATCAAGCAAGTCAACTGTTGAAGTATTTTGATAAGATACCATATCATCTAGAACCTCTAGATCACTTGCTTGGCTTTTGATAAATAAGTCTAACTGTTTAGTCATTGTAACATCTCCTATATCTAAACAACTACTACGGAATTGTAGAGTAACGATGGACACGGCTTATCGGAAAGGTTCAGTCATACCCCCGTAATGGAGAAAAAATCGTCTTTGTCGACGACCACTTAGGAGGAGCTATTTTTTCGGAATGAAGTGCTTTAGCAACTCAAATTTATTTGAGGGGGGTTTACAGGTTCTCGGGAGATAGGCCCAACTGGAGGTTATACTACAAATTCGTAGTAGTAGTCGTCCCATTAGGACACATCAGCTTTTTGCATACTTTTTCTCAAAAAGTATCGGAGAGGAAGCAACGGCTTATTTTGGAACGGTCTTGTCTACAAGATAGCATGAGATGGAGTGTAGGGAATCTTACGAAGTGAGATGAGTGGAATGCAATCTTATGCTAAGTGAGAAAATCAACGGACTGGACTCGGAGTAAACGACACGAACTTCTATTCCTTGTCGTGATGATTATGTATGGCTCGATGCCATCTCATAATCATTCGTAATAACAAGGACTTACAGATGTGAATTGACATTGATATAGCACCTATGGTTATACTCTCGTAGAGTAACAATAAGAGCTGCCCCATGAAAGCAAGTAACGATCAACAGCAACGATACCAAGGGTCAATAGTACCGTTAGAAGATATACAAAAGCATAGTGAATTACTACTACCCAATCACAAACAGATAACAGAAGCACAGGCTGAATTAGTACACGC